TTCTAGACGATGCATCGGTGCACTTGAGTAGTTAGAGTAGCTGCACTACGCTTAATTAATGCAAATAAAGCACAGTTTAACAATAGTGGATAAGGTAGTCGGATTTGCACCCGATGAACTGCATATGTGGAACACTATAAAACTAAGTTATAACCCTTAGTCTGTGCTTTATAGAAAGAAGGGAGTGGATATGAAACCAAATATTATAGAAGTCTTTTACTCTCAAGATATGTTAGAAAGTTATGAACATCGTATCAAGATGAAAGATATATTCAATATGAATTTAGATTTTACAATAGATATAGATCAGATTATTCGTGTTGAACAGATGTGGGAACGATATCATAACAATACTAACTGGTGTTATTTTGGGATACCTAAGACTGATGAAGAGTTGGTAGAGGATGGAATGTATGGTAGGCCACCAGATAAATATAGAATATTTGGCCCAATGATGAAAATAGATATAGATTTATTTAGAAAAGCATTGTATTATGAAAGAAACAATATATCATATCAATTCTATCTTGAATTTGCAATAAAATATATTCATGTTAGACTGAGGAGGTTGAATGGATGAAGTAATAAAGCCAAGAAATAAAGCCCTTACAAAAAAAGAAAGAGAAGAAGGTAGGCTAAAGTTCTGGAAAAGATATGGAGCCTGGTATGCTTTCTGTTACAAAAAGAATGGCAGAAAATCTTGGATAGATAAATTTGATAAACAAAGTAATCAAGATAAACAAGGATGGTGAATATGTATTATGATGTAGAAAAAGACATAGTGTATTTTGCTTGTCTTTCAGTAGTAGAACTAATGTTTTTATGTTTATGCATTGTTGTGTTATATGAAGCAATAAAATATATTGCAAGGATGGTGCGTAATGGAAAACAATAATGAAGAAATACTTAGAAGATTCAAAGAACAAATGACATGGGCTGGTGAACAGTTAGTATCATGTAAAGACTTGGAATCATTTGAGTTGAGAGATGCGATAGTAAATAAAAGTACTGATGTTGCATCAAAAAGATTGGATGATGGTAAGAAAAAATACTTACATCAAGTACCAATAACTTTGGAAGAATGTTTCAATGCAAATCGAAACAATCTGACAGAGTCAATAGAAGAAGTAATAGATGGATTGATATATGTAATAGCTGAGACTATTTTACAAACTCAGATTACAGATGAGATAACATCTAGTTACTTAGAGAAAGCTAAGGCATATCAGTTTTACAGCTTGTTTTTCCTAATGGTAGCTGATATGCACGACAAAAAAGGAAAAGAAAATGAGTGATGAAACTCAAGTCCAGATATCTGGCATTCGTTATAAGGTTAATTCAACAGAGTGGGTTGTAGACACATCAGACACCGCAAGAGGTTTGAGTAGTGTTCGTGATCTAGTAGAATACTTACAGACAGTTGATCCAGCTTCTTACAGTGGTATTGATACTGAGAATCCTCAAGGTAGTATCAGAGTCAATATGAACAGAGCAAACTTAAGAACATTGTTAACACCAATGCATCCATCAGCACCAGAAGGTGAGAGATGGGCGTTTGTTGCGTTCAATACTGAAAGAAAGAAAGGTGGATGCCTTAACTAGTAATAATAATAGAGGGGTAGTGTATGCTGCCCCTCATAAACGTAGGAGTGTTTATGTGGATTAAAGAAAGTTGGGATGATGTTGAGATAAATCTTGACAACATTTCACAGGAAATGATAGTAGGTCCTTCTAATATGGTAGCACAAAGATTATCTAGCATCAATGATAGATATCTTACAGCTAGATATATTGGAGGTAACAGGTCTATGGTAGAACCTATAAAGCCTCTAAGTTTTACAAGAACTTACAGATGGTCACCAGGATACAAAGATACTATCAAAAAAGTTCTATGGGACAACTTGTATCAATTTAGTAAAAAGAGTGGTTCACTAGAAACAATGTTCAATAGAGAACGCAATGCTCAATACAATACTAATCATTTCAAAGAACAATTGTTGCAAGTAGATGATTTATTGAAAGAGCTTAGAAGTAGAAAGGCTACAACAGATACCGATGTTGAAACAGCAAAAGGTATTGTTGCAGATTTGTTAAGTAGAATGCAAGAAAAGATGGATGAAGCAGAACTTATATTTGGATTGGATAAAAATATTCAACATGAGTTTGTATTCAGATATTACAGAAATGAAAGCATGGAAGATGAACCTACTGAAGAACAAGTACAATTACTTAGATTCTTGACTGGTGAACTTGAACTTAACTTGACATACAAAAATGTAGAAATACCTATTGTTCATAGTCAATTGAATAAAACATATGGTTCATTGGAATATTGTCATGATATATCTTTGACATTTAGTATGCCATTTTACATTGTATTTCAGTCTTTGTTTACAAAAGATTTTGATACATTGAATGGTAATGATGTATATGGTGAAAGATACAGAACACAAAGAACCATTGATAATCATTTGCTTGGAGCAGGTTTGTCTACAAACAGAAGTAGTTTTAGATATACTGACAGTTCATTCTTGGGATGGGGTGGTTGCAAAGAAATGAATGGTTACAGATCATTTCCATACATCAGTTCATCTAATAGAGATATAGAAGATATAGATAGAATGCATCATGTATGTTATGGTAACATGCAGAATGATGTTCAAAATTCATTTGTTAGATTAGATTTTGTAAGTCTAGCAGATAATATATCTCATTGGATGAGTTATGATTTGCACGATACTAATCCATTGAATCAACTTACATATTCATTCGTTACAATACCAGCAGATAAATTTGATGCTGATATTGTAGAAGATTATGGTGGATTTAATTTTGAATATATGCATGATAAATTGATTGGTGATTGTTTGCCAATAAATATGGAGTTATTCAAAGAACTAACATATCATACTGGTGACTCTTGGATGCCAAGGAATTATGATATACAGTATGCTTTATGGTCGTATGGTAATATATCTAAAAAAGATGTTACAATCAATGAACAGAAAGCAATATTTGGATGGGATTGTATGCATGAAAGATATGTTCCAAATCAAATACATGTAACTGAAGCACTAAAATACATGCATGATGAACTAGGTATGATAGATGCAGATAAATTAGAACTTGAAGAAGGTACACTTCATTACAAGATTAATTTACCTCTGATGAATAGATACTATGAGTTTTTGTACAGCGTGTTATCAGCAGTTGACTTTATACTTGAAGAAGATAAATGCTTATCAAGAACATATGGTCATAGTGTTGCAATAAAGCGTGTCATAACTTACATAGAAGATGGCATGCCTACACTTGGTAAAACTGATATTGAAAGATTGGAAGAACAACTTCAAGAAAAGTTAGTAAATCCTTTACAAACAATAGAAGTAAATCCTAATGCAGACTTACCATTTGGATCAGTTGAAGTAACAGCTGACCCAGATGCTGAAGATTTGTATGAAATGGATTATCCAGAAACAGAAACTGCACACTTAAGTGTAGAAGAGATACAAAGAAGAATCGATACACAAATGATGGAGGATATGTAAGATGAGTAAATTCATAATGAGTAATGATGATTGGAACACACTTCAACATTACGCACAATATGCATGGGATGAACATCAAGCAGAGATTGGTGGTTACATGGTAGTAAAATATGTAAATGATCAGTTTGTGTTTAGTGAACCTTGCATACTAGAACAAGAAATAACTGGTGGTAATACTGATATTACTCAAGATGCACTTGCTGAATATTACATGAAGCAAGAAGTAGAAAATGTATCAGAACCGTATTGGTTATGTTGGTGGCATAGTCATCACACTATGGGAGTGTTCTGGTCTAGTACAGATCATGCAGCAATAGAACAATCTAAGTGTAATGGTTATGCTTTTGCATTGGTAATTAACTTGAAAGGTGAACAAATCTTGAGAGTTAGTGATTGGAAAACTGGTATACACACTGACACAGAAGTACAAATACAAAGTGTTAAGAATGAAATACCAGATACAATCAAGAAAGAAGTAGAGAAGTTGTGTACTAAACCTAAGTTTGAAATAAAGAAGTACCAAACTCCTACAATACGTAAAGGATATAATCCTTATCAACATACTTATGCTCAGATAGGTATGTGGGAAGATAAACAAGATGATGAGAAAGTACAACTTGAAGCTGACTTAGACAACATACTTCAAGACTATCTAATGGATAATGATTATGATAGTTGTAGAAAAAAGGTTGGTAATCTCAATAGAAAATTGGGAAGAGACAAGAGTGAGTTACGAGTTGTAAACTTGAAAAAAGATAACCTTGATCTAGTAATCAATGTTGCATTAGCAGAAGATTATATTTATGTCAAGGGTACAGAACATGATACTGATGGTATGGTAGCACAAGCCATTGCTGACAGTGCGTTCGAAAGGAGTTTCAAATGAATGAAAGGTATTCAGGTATAGTTACAAACTTTGGTGAATACGCTTATCATTTTCTAGGTTGCGGTGCTATTGGTAGTGCCGCAGCTATGACAATGGCTAAGATGGGTGCAACTACTATACATCTATATGATATGGATATAGTAGAAAGTCCAAACATTGGTGTTTCAGTATATGACAATAACGACTTACGTAAAACAAAAGTCGAAGCATTGAGAGATAGATTGCTTGCAATTAATCCATCAATGAATGTTTATGCACATCATGGTGAGTTCAAAAATATATCACCAGAACATAATAACATTGTAATCATGGGATTTGATTCTATGGAAGCAAGGTTAGATGCAGTAACTAATATACTAAAACTAGAGAAACCAGATGTATTGATTGATGGTAGAATGGGAGCAGAACACTATCAACAATACACATTCAAGAGTCCAACACTAGCACAATACAAGAAAACTTGGTATTCAGATGCTGAAGGTGATGATGACCCTTGTAATGCAAGAGCTACAAGTTATTGTAGTAATATGTCTGGTAGTTTCATATGCAACAGTGTAAAACAGATATTGAAAGAAGAACCTTATTGCAAGGATTTTTCTTTTAATTTCCAAACAATGTCGCTAGATTCTACTGGATTATACACATAAAATAAATAGGGAGGGTCGCATAAATATACCTCTCTTCTCAATCCACTATAACACAGCGGCCCTCTTTATTGAAAGGTTAAATATGAAAGAAATGAAAGACACTACATGGTCAATCAAACATGAGGGTAAGTTAAATCCTAATAATATCATCTTCAATAATAAGTATAAAGAACTATCACAAAAACTTAAAGAAGTTGATGATTCAATAAAAGAAATACACAATGAAGATCCAGGACTATTAGTATGTACAGTATGTAATACAGGTTCAAATCCAGCAGGACATGCTGAAGAGTTTGGTGATATATGGGTAGCATATTGTCAAGGTTGTGGTGATTATGGTGAATTTATTTACGAAAAAGATTTGTAATATTCAATATTTATTTGTATATTACAAGGTTAGATATTAGCAGGTTGCCACAAAATGCCCGAGGGAGCAGATACTGTATTCATAGAGGATGGCAACCTTGAGAATCCCTAATTGCACTTGCGTAATATTGTGATGTGTTGTGCCAACATCGCCCCTGCAATATCTACATAATAATAATAATAAGAAACGAAAGGTAATTTGAATATGAAGTTCAAAGGTAAAGAATATACTGAAGTAAAAGATCGTCTTGACGCATTCTTGTCAGAATATCCCGAAGCAACAATAGAACCTAGATTAGTATCTGTAAATAATGTTACAGACACAGCGTCTGGTGAAAGATGTAACGAATATTTGATGCAAGCTACAGTATACCCTGACAAAAGTAACAAACCTGATTGGTATTATGTTGGACACGCAGCAGAGCGTGACAATACAGGATTTGTTAACAAAACATCAGCTCTAGAAAATGCAGAAACATCTGCAGCTGGTAGAGCATTAGCATTTGCTGGCTTTGGTGGAGGCTATTCAATAGCTTCTAAAGAAGAAGTAGAGAATGCTAAAACTGCACAAAAGAAATCTCATGTTACTATTAAAAAACTAGAAGCATTAGATAAATTAGCTGCAACCGCTGCACCATTCATAGGTGATGAAGCATATCTTAAATACAAGAAGCAAAGACAAGATGGTTATTTTGATACAGTAGTAAGAGTCAATACAGCTACATCTTTCTTCGAAGCTAAGATACAAGACGGAGGATCGAATGGTAAAAAAGAGGATGCCTAGCGAGCATAGAATATCTGGTTTAGAACCAGGTGAAATACAAACTATATCAAATGACTTTGGTGATTTTGTATTAATAAGAATACCATATGTTAAAACAGAATATGGGTATGAACTTATAGATAATAAAAAAGTTATTGATGCATTAATCAATCATTGTGATACACATAATGATATGATGAACGATGCAGTCAATGAGAAAACGAACGACTATATGGAGGATAGTAAATAATGGCTATTACAGGTACTAAATACAGTAACGCTAGCAAAACATTGAAAAATTATTTTGTTAACGATACTACAATAACAGATGTTGAAGTTATGGATTCACAATACGCAGACTTAAGTTTGAAATTGTTATTAACAGATGATAACAATGGATATACTTATACTTGCTTTGTAAATCAAAAGTTTGACAAAGATAATAACGGAGTTGTAACAGGTTTGACTTATCCAGATGACTTGAATACATTATTCGTTGCAGCTAAATGTGATCTGAATGTAAGTGATAACGGTGTTTTAGATACTAAATCATTAGAATCTTTAACAGATAAAAAAGTATCATGCATTACATACAAATCAACAGGTAAGTATAAGAGACAAACTTGGGGTGTTGTATCTAGTCCAGATGCAAAAGAACAACTTGAGTCACGTTTCAATCAACAATTATCAAAAGGCTATCCAAAAGACTATGATAAAGGTTCATCCGAAGATACACCTGTAGTTCAACAAGCTAAAGAAACTTTCAGTGGTGAGGAGATGCCGTTTTAATGACTGCTGAAGAGATAGTTATAGCATGGATAAAGAGCATTAAAAACAGAAATAATGTTTTTTATAGCTATGATTTAGAAGGCAGTTTACCATTATACGGTAGGCTTACGCATCAAAAGATGCATACTGCAAGTACTTATGCTAGGGCATTTAGAAAGATACGTGAAAGTAATACTTTAAAAAAGCATGGTATAAAACTTGAAGAAGTTGAACATAACAGTGGGAAAGTAAAAGGATGGAAAATAATAGGATAGTAGAAGTTGTTACTGGTGGCATTAATAAAAGAAATACATTGATGCCATACAATAATTACTTAGAGTTAGAAAGTAAAAACGCTTTTAAAAAAGAGATGTATAGATCATACTATATGTTTGATGATACATTTAATCAACATGTGTCTACACATAAAAGCGTAAAAGGATACAATGGTTTAGTGTATCCTGACAGATTAATTATAGACTTAGATAAAGGTGATATAGATGGAGAAAATCTACAAAGTTATCTCAAACATGTTTGTAATGAGTTGTTTGATTTTGGTATTGACAGCAGTCATATTAATGTCTGGTTTAGTGGTAGTGGCTATCACATTGAGTTACTTAATGTATTTGGCTTTCAACCAAACAAAAACCTACATGTCAAAGTTAAATCTACTTTAACAGAACATTTTAGTTTTGGTGATAACATATATGATAAGACAAGAATAATAAGATCAAAATGGTCTTTGAATTTGAAAACTAATTTATATAAAGTATGGATTCCATTAGAAGATATTTGGACAATATCTTATGATGAAGTATGTAATCTTGCTAAGTCTAAAAAATCATATGATGAGTATGTAAAAACTAAACCTAATTTCTATGCAACATTGAACAGTGAAGACGTAGTAATAGAACCTTACTTACAAACTTCTATTATAGCTAGCCCTAGCAATAGTGCTAGCCTTACCCCTGTGCGTGCTGGAGATACTAATTCAGTAGTAACTTGTGTACAACATATATTTAATGAAGGACCTACTCAAGGTTCACGCAATAAAAATATGATGCGTATGATAAGCTCTTGGAAGAGAGCTGGAATACCATTTATTGTAACGTTAAACGGTATGATAAAGTGGTCACAAGGAGAACTAGATACTAATGAAATAGAACGTACTGTAATGAATGTGTATGATAATCAGTACATTTACGGATGTGATGATTCAATACTTATGGAGTATTGTGATCCAAAATGTATACACTTCAAACGTAAAGACTATGTATTGGACATTAGAGATGTAGATTCATTAGAAAATACATTTGTAGAATATATACAAAAAGACTTTACAAAACGCAGTATAAATATTGCTGATGTGTTTCCAGGTGGACCAGATTATATCTTTAAACCTGGTGAATTAGTAGTCTTCAGTGGTGACACTGGTATGGGTAAGACAGCATTTGTACAGAATCTTGTAGCTAAATCTAAGAAAGATACATTGTTTCTATCATTAGAAATGAATGAAATCTTAATATGGAGACGCTTTGCACAGATCATAATGGAACAGAATGCTGATTGGGTAATCAATCAGTACAAAAGTAATCCAGACTTTTCTGTAAAAGAGTTGCTAGACCATCTTAAAATTATGGTAATAGCACCAGAGATTGAAGCTGTAAAGAAAGTAGTAGCACAATATGAACCTAATATATTAGTAGTAGATACTACTGATGAGATGCAAGTAGATAGATATGATGGTGAAATACAAAAACAAAATGTAATTATAGATGCATTGAAACAGATAGCACAACGTAATAACACTTTGATATTTGCTATACATCACTTGAATAAAGCTAGTGCTTCTCAAGGCACAGTTGGACTACACTCTTTAAAAGGTTCATCTAATGTTGTACAAAAAGCAGATAAAGTTATTGTTTTAAAAGGTAATCGTAACGAAATTTATAGGACTGTTATGTCAGAGAAATCTAGAGATGATGGTAAATTAGAATTTGTTACAGAGTTTCACCCTGAAACAATGACATTTAAACGAATAGAAGTTTGAAAGGAAATAACATGATAAAGTATATCAAAACAAATAGTAATGGTATTAATATGAAACGAATAAGAATCTTTGGATTTTTAGATTTTACATATTATATCGATACAAATATTGGTAATCATTACGGAATATCTATTGGTATAGGTAATAAACAATTACATTTATTATTTAGACAATGGAACACTGGACTTACTTCAGGTGATGTATATGACGCATAGAAATAAAGTTCGTGGTAACAACCTTGAAAGAGAAGTTGTTAATGCAGCTAAGGAAGTGGGGCTCTCTGCAAAGAGGGCCTATGCTTCTGATGGCAGATCATTAGGAAAGTCTGAGGTTGTTGATGTGATCGTAGAAGATTACTGCGTTCAAGCTAAACGTAGAAAGAAAGTAGCTGAATGGTTATATCCAGAAAACCATGGTGATGATGTAGATGTAGTTGTTACTAGAATGGATAGAAAGCAAGCATTGGTAGTAATGCCACTAAATGAATGGTTAAGATTAATAAAAATAGAAAGGGACAATAATGATGATCGAGATGAATAAAGATGAAGCTACCATAATAATTAAGTTAGCTCAGAAAATTATTACAGCTCTTGAAGAAGAGTTAAAAGAAAAGCATAACAAACAGATCAGAAAATCAGAAGATAGTGAAGATAGTACTGATGGTTATGTAAACCAAAGCGGGAGTTACGAATGAGTAATAATACCACAACTGTACACGTAGATACAGAATTAATGTTGTTGTTTTATAATCCAGCTGAAATATTGTTAGTAAAAGCAGCTTTAGTTAATTATAAGAAAGCACCATTTGTATCTAAACAAGAAATGATTATTCTTGAAGAGTTACTTGACAGAGTAAACGAATTATAATTATCATATACTCCTATATGAAGGGTAGAAGTTTGTTAACGTTCTTCTACCCAATCTTTTGGCCTACTAAACACGGCTTAAAAGGAGTCGGGCAGGTATAAAATCCTGTGTTACCCTGATAAGCAAATACAAATTGGTTGGCAAACTATATTAGTATATTAACTGTAGGCCAAAAAATTATAAAAAGGGGAAAAGAAAAGGACGATGGAAAAGGGTATCAGCCACCGAAAAAAAAATTTAATCCTCATCTAAGTCAAGTATATCATCTTCTGTTTCAAGTAACCTTTGTTCGTTGATTTGATCACGTCTTAGTTGATGTAATCTATGTAGTGGTAGTCCAGTCATAAAATCTACTGCCATAGCTGGTGATTCATATGTACGTTTAGCATCACGATACAATCTACCAAAAGGAAAATATGTTGCTAATTGATACTTAGTAAAGTTTTCCCAATCACCATTAAGAATAGAAGTCATAGGAGATAATACAAATCTACCAATAGGAGGAGTTACCACCTGTAAAGGAGCAAGCACAGGATGAGGATAAGAACTAAAGAATGCACGTTCTCTATCTTTAGCATCACCAAATAGTAATGCAGATGTATCTTGTAACCAATTCATAGGTGGAGATAATGCATATTCAAAGATACTTGCAACAAATATATTAGCTAAACCTAATGCAAACAGATCAAAAGTAAATTGTCTTTGAAACTTTTTACTTGCTAATACTTCTCTGTTCCAACCTGTTTGTCTAGCATCTTTAAATAGATTCATACGTCTACCAATACTATTCCATGCATATGGTTGGAATCTAGTCAATACACGACCTAAAGATGTATTAGCAAAGTTAGGTCTAAATGTAGCTTGATACATAAATTGAGATGCAGTAACACCCTTCATTGCAAAGTCTACCAATACATTACTATTAAATGGTATTCCTTCAGCAATCTTAGGTCCCAATACATTTTGATGCATGTTAATATAGTTAGCTAAGAAAGCAGTACCACGTAGTTTACGTTCAGACCACTTCATAGGCAATGCACCAAAGTCTGTTATAGGTATATCTATCTTAGAATCTCTCAATACTTCTCTTAATGTTTTTTTAGCATCTCTATTTGCAATAGCTTCTGTAGTTATTTTACCCTTAGCATAAGAACGATTTGTTCTTCTCAGCCACTCTTCTACTACTTTTCTTACATTATCTTTACCATATTGTTTATCTAAAGCTATCAAGTCTAGAAACATCTGGTCATATACACCTAATGATTCTAACCACTCATAAATTCTTTTCTCACTGTTAATTTTTTTCTTAACAACTTTACCACCAGTACCAATAAAACTAAACTCTGCTCTACCATTATCAAATATATTCTTAATCATCCAAGCTGGATCATTAGCTCGTCTAAAAGACTGCCAACCTGTATCAGATATGGTATTAATAGTACCACCATATAAATTTGTTATAGCTGTTTTAGGGTGAGATAATAAAGATAATAACTCAAACTTACCTTCTAAATCACTTAAGTTTCTAATGCGTGACATAATGGCAAACTGTCTATCTCTAGGATTGGTAGGTAAATCACCAAAAACTTTACCACCAAATAATTTATTTATTCTTGTAAATGCAGCTACTGCAACTTCATCACTAGTATAATGATACAATGAACCATACTTACCTGTAGTATTTACTTGTTTTACTAAGTCTTTAGCACGTTTCATCTTCAATGCATTAACTTCTTTTTGTGCAGCAGCAACTTTGTTTCTATTACGTCTTAATATAAGTAATTGTTCTTGTGGTCTAACTTCAATAGCATGATTAAAATCTCTTAACAATTCTAACTCATAGTTCTTTTTAGGTCCCATCTTGTCTATATCTAAATCATTCTTAATAAACTCTTCAAATAATGGTTGATCTTGCTTTCTAATACCATGAATATTGTATGCTCTATATGTACTTAAACCCATCATATTAGTTGCAGCATTACGTATATAGTTTGACCATTCTCTAGCATATTGTTTACCTTGATTTCTGTAATCAAAGTTTTTCAATAATATCTCAGTACGTAATCCAGCTAAATTAGTAAAGTACATTTTAAATAATCCAGTAGTATAATATCTTAAAGCATCTAAATCTTTTTTATAGTATGGCATAAACTGTTCACCTCTACTCTTTGTAGAACCCGCAGCATAGTCTCCAATAAAACCATCTACATTAGGTCTAGACATTAAATCTATAATTTGTCTTTCAGCCTTAGCTTGACCAGCAGTTAATGAACTACCCATTTGTCTTTCAAAATTAGACATCAATTGTGATTCATATATCTTCAATGCAGTCTCAACATCTAATCTTTTATATGCAATCTCTACTCTTAAATCTACAGGTATTTTAGTATTGTCTTCTCTAGCAGCTTTTATATCATCTTTTATTTTATTTTTTTGCCAGTCTTCTAATAAATCTTTTTCTGCTTTTATAGAACCGTGAGAATTTCTAGGAAAGTATCCTTGTACAATATCTCCAACTTGAAACCTTGCAAAGTAATCTGTGTTCTTACCTTGCTTACCATATAACTCCCTAACTACTTGTCTTTGTATTGTTTTTAAATCTTTACTATTCAATGGTTTATTTAAATCTATTTTAGGATATAAAAATTGGACTCTATCTTTTACTTCTAAATGAAACTTAAAGAATCTGTAGTCGTTAATACTAGGTAAATACTTAGATATGTATTCACGTTTAGATATACTAGCACGATCAATATCTTTGTATAGTATAGATATTTTTTTAGTATCTATAATTCCTGACTCTTGTAAAAATAATTGTTCCATATTTACTACGCTTTTATTCTCAGGATTTGTTTTAGATAGCTTCCATTTACCTATAACAGTACCATCTTTTTTCATTCTTAATCCAGATACTTTGTAATTATTAATTAAAGTTCTTGCTAACTGCTTATCTCTAGATTTAATAAATACTTTATCTATATCTTTTACTAAGGTATCTATATCACTTCTAATTTTTTCTACAAAAGCATCAGCTGTTATCCTTTCTTTTACAGCATCTTTAGTTCCAGAAGTAATAGGAAATTTAAAACCTTCTGCATCTAGTTCTTTAATAGCTTTTTCAGAATCTTTCCATGCTTTAGTAATTGCTGCTCTTTCAGCTTTATCAAATGAACCAGTAGGAAACTTACCATCATTCCACTCTTGTTTATTAACAGCAGCTTCAAATAATAAATCTCTATATTCTTTTAATGTATTACTACCATAATCCAAATATTCAAATGTTTCATTTATCTTATCCTGCATTAATGGATTCATAACCTTTTGAAATGTATCAAAAGAATCTATTGTTTGCCTAGCTAACTCTAACGTAGATGTTGGTACTTCAATTCTTACAACTTTCATTTCTCCGTTTTTATCTACTATTGGTCTACTAAACTCATCTGTTAACTGTTCTGTTTTAGCTAATTCTTTATTAACTACAGTGTAATTTAAAGTATTATCTAATGCATTTGGTCCTCTAGAAAACTCTCCTAATTTTTGTGATGGTTTTTTAGATGAGTATAATACTTCCAAATTATCATTAAACATTTTTAAATCTTTTGTTGTAAGAGTATCTAATCTTCTACCCATACCTTCTAATCTATAAGTTAAATCAATAAATAATTCTTCAAATCTATTTATAGCATCAGGTGATTTAGTTATTATTTGTCTTAATCTTTTTAACTGAGTTTGTGCTTCTGTAGTAATTACTTGGTTTCTTAGATTCTGTTGATTGGTTATATAATCAAACTGTGGTAATAGTTTACCTATTAATTCTTCAGAGTTAAATAATTTATCTGCTATTTTTTCAGTATCTTTAGCTGGTTTTTTACCAGACTCTTGTGCTTTATTAAATCCTTGCCAGTCATATACAACAGTTCTGTCATCTCCAGTACCTTCTATCTTTATATACTCAGACATTTTAGAATTATTTTCTAAGGCTTTTTCTATAGTATTAATATCAAAAGTTCTATCACCACCAATAATATAATCATTAATAAACTTCTCTACGTTTTGATCTTTAACAGTTCGTAATCTATTAGCTATAGTCATTGTATTTTTATTTAGTAATATACCAGATCTTTCAAAAAACTTTTTCTTATTCTCTGGTTTAATAGCTATAGACTTTATTACAAATGGTGCTTGTGCTTGTATACTGTTAATAGCTTTTCTTTTTATGTCTAATGCTTTTTGATATATACCGTCTTCTACTGTAAAATTTTTATCTTGTTCTTTTAATACCATTTCTACATTTTGTGCTTCAATATCTGCTATTACTTTTTCTTGTAATTTAGTAGGGTCTTTACCTACAATAGGTGTTGCTAATAACCAAGTATCTATTATTTCTTCTAATCTATTTACTAATACAGGCTCATCTTTAAATTTATTTTTAACTTTAAACTTTAATGTAGCAATCATATTATTTATATCTGCTATTTCTAATTCAAACTTTTCTTTACCTGTAATAGACTGTAACTGGTCTCTATCATATAATCTTTTAATTTTATATGTCTGATCTATAATATCTCTAGCAACTATCTCTATAGATTCTCCAGTATATTTACTTTGTAAAGCACCGTCAACATCTTTTATAAGAGTATCTGTCATTCTTGATGCTATAAATACACCTTGGTATTCAATCATTTTCTGATGTAATGCATCATAGTTTTCATTCTTAATCAACATATCTAATGTAGCTCTTGCTTCTAAATCATTACGATAATTATCAGATAGATCAAATCGTTGTAGTTTTTTATCTTTTAAAAGTTTTTCTCTTAATAGTAAAGTATATTGTCTAGCAACTTCTACGTTATTAAATCCTTGAAAATTGTCTGCAAACATATATTTAAAAGGATTAATAGTAAAATTATTATATGCTTTCATACCATTTGCAAGTTCATAATAGTAATGATTTTGTGCACCAAACTTATCAATATAACTATCTGCTATTTTTTGTGCTATATCAAACTTCATTTGTCCTTTACCAAGATAAACTACATTGTGTAGCTCTCTTATATGATTTAAAGCATCAATATTTTTAAATGCTGTAGTAAAATTATCTACCTTTGCACCTGTAACTTGAAAGTATTTCTTAAAGAACGTATCTTGTATTTTATTAAACTTTTCTATCTTTACAAAGTTAGCAGAGTCTGCCATTAAATTTACACCGATATAATTATCTAACTGTAAATCTTTTATATTACCTTTAAACTTTATAGAAACTGGAGATTCAACTACCTTCTTTAGTTTTTTACTGTAAACACTATGAGTAGCATTCAATACACCGCCATTTTGTTGTATTAAGTCTGCAACAACTTGCATCTTGTTAAAACTTGAAACAACATAATCAATATTAACTTTACCTATCTTAGCATTACGTGCTACATTTATACGTGTATCGGTATTTAAAAGATCTTCTAATGCTTTTTTACTACCTTTAGATACTTTTACTTTACCAGTGGTATCATAAGGCTCAACTAGTTTTGTGTCCTTCCAGGTACCTTCTGGTTGCTCAAATGACCTAGTCTCGCCATTAACAAACAATTCACTTTCATATTTATTAAATACTTTTTTAAATATACTAGGCATATTTTGATATACCATAATACCATCAGCGTCTTTATCTGCACCACCTAAATAATAGTCTGTCTTGGATGTAGTTACAGCATGTATACCTTGACGTTTACTAAATCCAGCAAACTCTACAACACGTACACCACCATTACCACTGTTAGGGTTTCTCATAATTAAAAATGTTAATGCTTCTTTATAATTATTATATAGTTTATGTTGAGTAGGATTACTTCTCATTGGTTTAAATGTATTCCATGCCTGCTCTAATGTAACTTCACCAACATCTTTTACATTTATTTTTTTAGATCTTACATCTTCACCAAATTTTATTTGATTATCTTTTAATCCAGAAGCTACTTCCAAATCTGCTGGACCTAACTTAGCTTCAAATCCATATTGTGTAGTAGGTTTTACAAGTCTTGTTTGTCTATAGTTAGATAAACTTTTATTTACCCAAGATAATATAGGTGGATAAGTTATTGCTCCTATATCATAATCTACTTTAGCTAATATATCTGGTACATCCATAGTCTCTATACCAAAAACTTCTGGATCTAGTTTATCACCTTGTTCTTGTATTTGATTGTGATAATCCTCTTGACCTCTCTCTATTATTTTCTTTAATACTTTTCTACCAAACTCAGTACGTACACCAGTTTCAGATATAGCTTCATTAATTAAATCTAAACTAACACTATTCAAATCTCTTATTTCAAATGTTCCGTCATTCTTTTTCATAGCAGTTTGAAAAGCTATATTATCTGCTTCTTTACCACCTAAAGATTCTTGTACTAATTTTCTATACGCATTTCTAAAATCTGCACTATCAGTACCTAACTGTTCGTAATTTATCTTATCAAACATTTGTTTAGATATAAGTACAGGTCTATTTAATTTACCATAGTTCTCATATACACCATAATTAAGATACAGTTCTTCTGGTTTCATCTTAAATGATTGTATAGGTTCTTTAACACTCCACTCATTTTTAGTAGCATTATAATCTAAAGTATGTTTCTTTAATCCTACCTGAGTTTTGGTTGCAGATTCTGACGCTATAAAATGTATATTATTATCTAACATAAATTTATTCATAGCATCTGTAGCCTTAAATGTTCCTGTCTTTAATAATATATTACCTACCCCATCAGCTGGTGCTTTAAATCCTACAAGTTTTAAAAATCCATTACGTGCTGGTCTATAGTTTTTTGTTTGGAATACATCAAATGTATCTTGTCTAGTGTATACTACAGCATCTGTAGCAGACACAGAAGGTTCTCCCTTAACTGTAAAACTTGATGGCAAATCTTTAAATTGTATAAAATTAAATGTACCATCAGTCCTTAAGTTTGGATCTTTATTGTTTTGTAAGTGTTGTACAAAGTCTACTGCTTCTTGTTTAATATCAGCACCTTGTGCTAAGTTTTGATATTTATTAAATGATTGTACGGTTTCAAATAAAGGTTCTTTAATATACTCTCGCATACCTTTTGTTAAACTATCTACAGTAGGAGGAACATCAGTTCTAATATAACCTGATTCTGCTAATAAATAATATACGTTAGATACATATTCTTTTGCTTGTTCGTTAGTAACTTTTTTACCAGTAAATAAACCTAAGTTTTTTAAAATTTGTTTTTGTTGTGCAGTATTTAATTCTGAATTAGTAAACGGAAACTTATGTATAAGTAACATTCCACTATCTTTTGCACCACCATATATGTATGCATCTTTTTTAGCAAGTTCTTTTTTAATAGTTTGTAATGCTTCTTTAGTTAAATAATCTCTAAACTGTTCTGCTTTTAATGTTTGTAATTCTTTCTTAGTTAATGGTTTAGATTCAAATCCTAAAGGAGACTCTACCCTAAACTGTGCTTCTTCATTTAATCTTTGCTTTATACCATAGGTATTATAACTGTCTAATACATAAGACTTTCTTAAAATTAATCGTACTCTTCTACCATCTAATCTTTTAAATGCTTGATTGTATTTATTCTCTGCTCTACTAGCATTAATAGGTAATCCTTCTATACTAACTTTAGGTGCTGGTATAATCTGTAATCCATCGCTAGATAAGTCTATTAACAACTCTGGTCTATCTACAATGTTCTTTCTTACTTTTAAATATGAACCTAATCTATTAACACCTATATCTCTTAATGCCTTAACAGTATCTCCTTTACCTTTATACTTAGCAGTGAATAATTGTTGAAATGTAGGTAAATCATAATTACTATCTACTGCAATTTTAGATATTTCTGTCATAAGAGCGTCTGTATTTCTACCTATCTTATAACCACGCATTACATCTGCGATTAAACGTAAATCATTATTCATTACCAATGGTTCATTTATATCTTTATTATCTACAGTTTTTAAAAATCCTTCATAGTCTAACCCTATGTCATTAATAATATCTTTTTTTATTTTATCAAATTGTTTTTGTTTTTCTGGTTTGTTAGATAGGTCATCTTGAAATTCTATAATAGGGTCTTCTAAAACTTCTGCTATTTTCTGTTCTTGTGCTTTTTTCTTTATAAATTCGAATTGTTCTTTACTTGCTTTAGGTAAATCAATGTTATTTTCTTTAGCTATTTGTTTTATAAGAGCTATAGCTTCACCCTCTAAAGTATTTCTTCTGTTAAAAATTTGTTGTTGTACTACGTTAATATGATTCTTAATATAGTTTTGGTCATAAGAAGTAAGTTTTGCAAACTCTTTATCTTTACTTAAATCTTTTAATACTTGATCAACTGGTTTTGTAGGATCTCCAATCTTAGAAAAGTTTTTATTTATATATCTAGTTCTATCTATAAAGCCTCTATCTCTAGCAGTAGCACCAAAGAAAGCACCTAATAAATATTCATATACTTGTTCTGGTACTGGTAGTCCTTGTGCTGTAGCCATACCACCCTGAAATCCTGCACCCATTGCACCTTTAAGTGCCATATTAATACCACGTAACTGTGTTTCTGTATCATATGCTTTTTGTGCTACACCTCTTACTATTTGTTGTCCCACTTTTTCTGTCTTAGGATTACCTAATAGTCGTGCTACATTAACATAGTTACCTATAGTACCAAATAATGCACCAGCAGCAGCACCATGTATAGCAGTATCAGCCATAGCTTTAGGTCCATCTTTCCAACTAGATACACCCATAGCAACACCTAAGTGCAATGCCTGTTCTCCAACATCTCTTACTCTAGCATTAGCAAATATACCTTTAGATAAGAAACCCATAGTATCTACATTTGCTCTACCTAAACTAGATTTAATATTTTCAGTAGCAATATCTGCTATTTTCATTGGTATTGATTGTAATACAAAGGTATCAGTACCTATCTCTTTTCTTAAAAATGATGGAGCTTTTTGACCAGCTTTTTGTAGTCCTTTAGATACAGCACCAGCACTACCACGACTGATAGCTTTAGCAGTAGCAATAGGTACATATTGTCCCATAGATAATACACTAGCAACAACGTCAGGTGCAAATCCAATCAAATGTCCTACTTTATTAGCAATAGATTCTGCTGTAGTATCAGGGTCTTCTGCCCAACCAAGTGTAGTAAAACCTTCTACCATACCAGATACAAACTGATTTACAGTAGACATAAGATTAGCATCGGCTGCTTCTAAATCTCTATTAAAAGGCAAGTCTACTTTTTTAAATTCTTTTGCCATAAAGTCTACCTCTTCTTCGGTAAATGAAGTAGGGTTAGCTCTATATATAAGATCTAATTGATTGTAGTATTCTTGCGGATTTAATACACCCTTGCTATAAGCATCAAGTGCTTGAATTAAATACGGATTCTTATATTCCATTAATCCTCTATTTGTGTAATAATATTATCTATTAATCCTACTTGTGCATCTAATCTAGCTAAAGTATCTTGTGAACGACCTTTAACAGTAAACACTCCACCTTCACCTCTAGACTCAAATACAGTTGATTCATACAAATCTCTAGCAGCTAGCAGATTATCTCTTTGTTGTTTCAAAGCATTATTAGCTTCTGCTATTATTGGATTACTTGTACCACCAGTCATTTTAGCTGATGTAACTAGTTTATTATAATAACCTCTTTGTTGATCATAATTCTTTTCAAAAGTATCTAAAAAACTTTCTAAATCATTATTAATTTTTCTTCTACCAAATCTATAAAAAAACCCTGGTAATCCTTCTTCTTGGAATTCTTCTAATTTAGCTGAACTTAATTTAGAAGTAGGTATAGAAGTTACTGCTGCTTCGTATCCTGAAAAACCTTGCTCTACCAATCTACCTGCTATACCTAGTTTAATATTAGCAATAGCAGCATCTTGTTGTAATTTTGCTTGTTGTAAATTTATTACCATAGTACTTACTAAACTATCTACAGAATCATCTTTTAATCCTTGTGCTGCTTGTGTAACAGCTCTTAATCCATCTAACACATCTTTACTATAACTCATTTTATCTCCTAACTAATATCGTACATTTCTAATACGTTAATATTTCTACCACTATAAGCAGACAACTCTAACAAATTACTTTGTATATCTCTAAGTCTAGATTCTTTTTGTTGCTCTAACTGATACTGTTCTGAACGCATACCCAAACTAGCTTGTTGTTGTCCTAACTGAAATTGATCTTGTAAGTAAGTTGCTGATTGAGATATTGCTCCTGAACCTGCTAAACCTGTTCTTGCTGCAGTATCTACAACATTTTTCATACCCTCTCTATATCCTGTAGCTGCTTGCTGTTGACCAATATTAAATCCTTCTTGTAAGAACTCTCCTTGTTGTTGAGTATCTTGTACTACATTACCTGCTGCACCTAGTAATAATCCTTCTGATTTTTTAGCACGAGCTCTACGTCTTCGCATTTCTCTTCTTCTTCTACGTCTAGCACCAACGCTTGTAAAAAACCCACCTATTATACTAGCAGCTCCTAATCCAGGACTTGCTGCTTCTGCTGCAGAATTAATTGCTTTTAATAAACCACTCATTGTTTGTCCTCTTTCTTAAATGGATTAAACTCCAAACCTAAATCTGTAGCTATATCCCATATACTAAAATTTTTACCTATCTCAACCTCTGCTGCTCTCCTTGCTAAAGAATCTTGTTGGGCCTGAAAATCTCTTTCATCTTTCATTATTTGCATTTTTAGTTCAAACTCAGAGCTTCCAGGAGTCATATACAATTCACCAGGTTGTCCAGTGCCTCTTAAATTAGGGTCTTGATTACCCTCAAACATAACATCATCTCTTAATGCAGCATTAACTGAATCTTGTTGTGCTTTCATTGCAGCTGCAAAATCTGGATCTGGTTTATCTGGAGCACCTAATACTTCGTTCTCTCCTGCTATTTGCATTATTGATTTCTTTTTATCTTGTGCCATTATTGCCTGCCTTTTTTAAATTTTTTACCTTTTTAGCTCTAGGAAAAAATATACTAGGAGTTTTAGGTTTACCTTTAATATCTGTACCTAGCCCATAATCGTATAATTCTACTTCTTGTTTATAAAAAGTACCTTCCTCTATTAATTTTTTAGTTGGTAATTTTTTTAAATCATAACCTTTTTTCTTTTTTTTGTTTACCATTACTTATTCTCCTTAACATTCTCTATCGCTTCTACAAAATCCTTTACTCTTACTGGTGTTTGTTTATACCAACGAGAGTACCTCTCTTCTTCCTTATTTGCATACATGATTTCATCTATTGCTTTGTCATACTCTCGGTGACATAACGCTTTCCATGCTGCAGGAAACTTTCTAAACCATTTAGTACCTAACTGAAAGTTTACAGATGTTAATGCAATCTTAAAATCTGTATCAAATACATTTAGTATTTTACATTGTTCGTTACAGGCGTCTAATGATTTTTGTATATCATTATCATACCACTCTTTAATTAAAGATTCTTTTAATGGTGAATCTACAGGGTATAATTCTTTTTCTTCTTTTGATAACAAATGACCTATACCACCAGTAGGTTTACCTAATGTGTCTAAATAAACTACGTTCTTATATCCTTCACGTAATTTAATATGGTCATATAATTTTTGTCTAAAACTAATTTCTTTTGGTATTATCATTTTCCAAACCTCTTTAACATTCCTTGACCTGGTTCAAATTTACCTACTGTATAATTTATAATACTACCATCTGATGTAACATTTGTTAATTGTACTGATTGAGTAATGTCATTAACCTGATCTGACAGTCCTAATTGTGGAATAATAACACCTAAATCATCACTTAATTCAGTAGCAATTGCTGATATAGTTTTATCTGTTACTTTACTTGCAAAAAGCTCATCATAAACTGGTCCATATTTAGAAGGATTTTTTGCTACTAATCCTTTCAAGTTTGTTTTTAAATTTTTTACAATATCTCTTTCTTCAATATATTTATCTAATATTTGTTGTTCTTTTGATCTAGTGTCTGTCATGCTTGCAATACCCTCGGTTAATGCTTGAGATGTATTGTATGCTTCCATACCTGCAGCAATATCAAATAAAGCACCTGGTACTCCACCCATATAACCTAAAGGACCCTTTTTAAATTCTCTTTCTTCTTCTTTTATTTCTTCTCTTTTGTTTGCAGCATAAAAAGCCTGCATAATATTTTGTGCTTGTGTAGCCATTATATTTCTACCTCCTGTAACTGAGTTTTTTTCCATCTGTCATTTACTTTTACATATAAAAATTCTTCATTGCCTTCTACTATAACTTTCTTATCACCATTTTCACCATCAGTATTAGACGGTCTTACATTGTCTTGTTCAGTTGGTGTAGCAAATTGTTGTTTAACTTCTTCTATTTCTAACTGAACATTACTTTGTCTAGCTATATTATTTAAAACTGTACCCTGTCTACCAAAAAATCTACTCATCGTGTCACCTTTTCTCTATATACAATCTGTATATCGTTAACTTCAAAATTCGCATTTGTAGTGCCTGTTGTAGTCAAGGCTATACCTACCCCTGCACAGTTCTTAAAAGTGTCAGGAAAGGCCATTTTCGTCGTTTTATAGCCACCTGAGGACAATGTTCCAACATCAGTTAACGATATTTCAGATGCATCTATCTTTGTACCAAATGCTTGTACCTTAACATTATTACCTTCTTTATAATTAATATACAATGTATTATAATTTTTATTAGTTGCAGCAGATCCCATATCAAATTCTTTTGTTTGGTATAACACTTGACTACCACTTTTAGTGCTAGGTGTCTTATCCCACTTTACTAAATCTATAGTATCTGGATTACTATTTAAACCTGCTACTGATGACCACCAATACAAATCACCATTATTAAAATTTACTAAGTTTGTAATATCTCTATTACTAAATGTATTAGATTGTCTCCATGATTCTGATTTTAAATCATAAAACAATATATTATTATTCTTATTAACTATAATTAATTCTTTACTCTTAGGCAAATAACCTATAACATTGTTATCATGATAGTGACTTGTAGACCAATTAGTTAATTTAGGTTGTCCATTTTGTGCTAAATTAATATCTATAACTTGTTGTCCATTGTAAATATATGCACCATATGTATTAAACCAAGCAACAAAACCTTCCCCCTTAACTACATGATAGTCTTTCTCACAACCTTTATGTTCATACTCAGCTTCTAAAAATTCTATATCTCTAGATACATTTATAATAAATAATTTATTTCTTTTAAACTGTAACAATTTATTACCTAATGATTCTAATTTAATAATAGTATCACCATCTTCTACCTCTACATCTATAAAAGTATTTTCTGGAAAGTTATCAAATTGATTTGGTAGTGACTTTAATACTCTATCGGATTTAGTTACAAGTTTTCTTTCACTATCATAATACTGTACATTACCTGCATAAACTCTTCTATTCAATATTGTAGATGTTTTAAATCCTGTATTAGCCTCACCTATAACAGAAGGACCTTCTACAATATATGGTTCTGCTATAGATAAATCAGTTATACCATCAGCTATAAATCTATCTGTACTCATCCAACCTTGTATAGGCCATGTCCATTGTTTATCACTGTTTAATGTATATGGAAATAAAAATTGATAAGTCTGACTACCAGCATAACGTAGTCCTTTTGCAAAATCTACTTCTGCTAATAAATATTTTACTCCTATATTAGTAGAATTATCAATGGTAGCACCCTCTTGAAATCCATCCATTAAAGCATAATATATTTTAAATCCAGAATATCTAGGATCTTTATCACCCATACGACCTGTTAATCCAAAATATAATTTTTGTGCTACATCTGTACTGCTTCCTCCTACAGATACATGTTGATATACATTACCTAAATATACTGCAACAGACTCTGATTTATTTGTATCGCTATCATAATTAGAATATACTTTAGATGCCCATAACCCATATCTTTTACCTGATTTAGGTTTAATACTTGTATCGTCATCAGCATTAACATCATTTCTAAAATATGCTATAACTGCCATAGAACCTTTACCATCAGAAGTATAACCACTTGCATTGTCTAAATAACCATCTAATAAATCATGCATTTCTACAGCAGTTACTTCTACTTTATTTACATCTCCGCCAGTCCCCATAGCATAAGTACCACTACTTTGTACATCTAACATAAATATTTCAGAATCATTATCAGGATGAAAGTGTGTCATTTTATTATACAATTTATCTGTTTCATATGCTACATTACTACTAGTACCACCTTGTATAGGTGCTATATGTAGATTACTAGACACATAAACATTTGATAAGGAATTATTTATAGGTGATGTAGATGTAGTATATCCAAAGTTTCTATCAAAGTTATAATAACCTAAAACCTGTGGAGTATTACCTGCATTACCATAATGAGGTACAACTCTTATCTGTCCATCAACTGAGTACATTTCTACCAATGATGCAGTATTACCATAGTCAATAGTTGTAGCTTCTGCTGCACTATTAGTAACATCATATATACGAACTATACTATCAGTCTTATCATTAATAAATAAATACTCAGTTTCATTAATACCAGCTGCACCAAAGTTTCTATCTAAGTTTGTATGTAATAATCCATTACCATAGTTTAAAGCATCTATAGCTGTAACATCGTTAGAACTTATGCTAGAAGCAATAGATCTACCTTCCATTACTAATTTACCTGGTATTTCATTAGATACATTTAATAATACTTGCGATTCTACATCTAATATATCTCTACGATTAGTATTATTATTTAAACCACCACTAAAATTAGCTACATTTTTAATTAACTTTGGCACTTTCTTTCCTCAACTTTACACAAAGCATATTACCTCTAGTAATATCATTCATATTTATAACCTTAACTTTTTTCTTTGATTTAGTTTTAAGATTATACTTACGTCTGCTATCACTAATAGACTTGCCTTTAAATTCTTGGCCTTTACCAGTCTCTGTATTAAACATTGCCATCTATTATCTCTCCCCACAAAGATGTTTTACCATCTATTATCTCTACTACTTCCACTTTAAACTCACCGTTAGTATACCAATCAACAACAGCAAATGCATGACCCCAGTTATGTAGTCTACCTTTGAGCCATTTATTTTGTTCATGTGACATATCTTTCAAACATCCCAATGACCAAGCACCAATGTTACCATTAAGTTTTGTTAGTGTATGTCTTTGTATGTCGTGTGTATGTCCGTATATTACATTTTCTCCATAGGTTTCTAAGTGTTTCTTTGCATGGTATGTTGTAGCAAATGCTCCATGAAAGAATGTTAGCTTACCTATTTGTATTGGTAAATTATACTCAGTATATTTATATCCTCTTTCTTTTATTTTACACGCTTTAAAAAAACTGTAATTACTAAGATAGGGATACTTATTAGAAAAATTATCCAGCCAGAGATCGTGATTGCCTTGAAGTAAATATTTCTTTTTACATTTAACTTCTTCCAATACTTTATCCCAAACATCTAATCCTTCATTTACCAATCGTATATCTTCATTAACTATAGGTAATTGAAACTCAAGTGGTGGTAGTTTCTTATCTTTATATTTCCATGCTGATACAGACTCCCACTCCCCAACATCTCCTAGATTAACAAATACATCTGGTTCTATTTTTTGTATAGCTTTTACTACACAATTAACTGCAGCTTTATCTTCTAATGGATAATGCTGGTCTGGTATTATTATACCACGTTGCTTAAGTTTCAATGGTACCTCCTATTTTTTATCTAAGGCTTTTTTAACTTCAGCCCATAGTTTGTCATCAAGTTTGTTAGATGATTTAGCTACTAACCAATCACCTAAATGCATGATAACTGCTTTAATTAGTTTTTCTGTTCCTAAACTAGTTAGAACTTTACCTAATATTGGTCCCATTATTTTTTCTCCTCACAGTTTTTATCGCAAGCTTCAAGACCTTTCATATAACCTTGATGCTCAATGATCATTTGTTTTACTTCTGCTAGCCTAGCATTACCTTCTTGAATTTGCCCAGCAAGTTCATTGTGTTGCTCTACTAGTGATTCCATTTTACTTTCTGCTTCTTTACGAAGATCGACTTTTTCTTTAGCCATTGCTTCTCCTTCTTTTGTTAAAAAATACCTTTTCTTTTACGCTTTTCATCATCTATTGCCATCTTAATAAATGGAGCAACAGCACCAACCAAATCTAGCATACCTACTTTAGGAAACTTTAATTTTAATTGACTCCCTCCTTTACTAGATGCTATTTTTTTCTTAAGATCATCTGGAAGTTTTACATCAGTAACTTTTTCTCCAAGACCTTTAGTAGCTTTTTTTGCTAAATCATCACCATATACAGTTGTATTAGGTGTTTTACTTTTAACTGTATCACGAATAATTTTACCAGATGTGTTTGGTTGATTAGCTGGTGTTTTAACCTTAATATTAGGTGTATCTCCACCACCTACGTCTGCTGGTGCTGTAGTTGCTCTAGCTTTTTCAAAAACCTCTCCAAAAACACCACCTGTACCTTTACCTCTTAATACGGATGCTGCACTTTGAAGCAAGCCGTATCCAGCTCCTAATGGAGCAGCAGTAACACCTTTAAGTACATTAAGTGCTACACCTGCAGCCTTTCTACCTGGTGCTGATGCTAAACTTGATAAAGCAGCACCAGTACCTACAAGTTTTAAATTTCTCTCTAAATCAGCTTGTTTTTGAGCTTCAGTTTTATTGTTATCATCAAAATTCCACGACATAACGCCTCCTAATTTATATATTATTTTATTTCTTTCCTAATATTTTCTAAAACAGATTGTTCATCAAACTTCATTGATATACCTGCTTCAAATCTTTTCACTTCTTTACCATTCTGAAATATAATAATAGTTGGTACTACCTTTATACTCCATTCTTTTTGTATTACTGCACCAATAGTTTTATTAGTTAAATCTACTTCTGCTATATAACAATCTTTCAACTTAGCAATGTCTAATCTATTAGCAAAGTTCCAAGAAGCATTTACCTGTACTACAGCACACTCTTCTAGGCTCATTAATTGTATTGCTTGAAAATTATCTAAGTTAACTGACTGCGAGTGTAGCCATGTAGACGATAGTCCAAGCCATAAGCATAATGATAATATAAACTTTCTCATGATTCATCCTCATTTATTATTCATATCTATAAGTGTTTGAGTGATAGCTTTTGTGTCTTCTTTAATATCATCTACCTTCTCTTCTAACTTATCTACTTTATTTTCTGTATTTAATATTGAATCACGAATCATTTGATCTTTCAAATCATATTCCATACGTGAAACCTCAGGCTCTGGCAGTTCTTTTGCAAGTTCTATCTCTGCTTGTAATGAATACCACATACCTATAATCATACCTACAGTAACTAAGATACTAATACCTGTTTCTATAGATAATGTAAATTTAGTGTCTTTACCTACTTCCATTTTATTCCCCTATTTCTGAGTGTACCAATACGCCACCTGCGTAAAAGTTATTGTTTTTCGTTAATATGGTATATGTAGTATCCTTATCTGCCATATACTCAAATCTATGTATTGCTTTTGTACCATCAATCATCTGTATACTATTACCTACTTCTAATTGATTTGCATCTAAATCATATAAATCTTTTGTTCTTTGTGGCCTATAACTAGCCATAGAACCATCTGCTAAATATATAGGGTGATCCCTAGTAACTATTATATTTTTTAATTCATCATTATCATCATACATAACTTTAATTAAATTGTTATGTGCTACAAATAATGTATCTAATATTGGTACTTCTTCTATACTTTCTGTTTCAAAGTTATAAGAATAAATAATATCACCATTATCTAAGTCATATATGCTTTTCATACCATCAGGAGTATTTACTAATATACTACCATGTATACACAATCCTTGTCCTAATCCACCAGATTGGAAAGTTATATTACCAGTTATAGCTGAAGTGTTAGCACCATTGTTTACCAAAGTAAAACTAAATGAACCAGTACCATCTTTATTAGAAGGTGTATGTTGCCAACCTGGTCTTAACTTTAATGTACCAGAATTAAAACTACTTAATGAACTTTCTAACTGACTAATACTAGATGCTCCACTTGTACCACTGCTTGGTGTACTTCCATCTGTA